TTTTATTTTGAGACATATTTACCCGAATATGCTGCAATGTTCGATAAATTACCGATTTCTGCGTTTACATCAGACCCAGAAACACCAACTCCTGACATGACATTGCATAATTTACAGTTTTGGAACTGTATGGACTATGGAGTAGTCGCAGTTCAGAAGCAATTTATCGGATCTATGCATTATGAGGTCTATACAAGAGACTATGGCAACCAAACTGGTACATATATTTGTACTTTAGACAATTATCACCAAGATGTAGACTCAATTGACTACTCTACAAGTGAACAACCTGCCGAACATAAGTCTCATAACCTCTTAGAATTAGACAATGGACAGTTTTGTCTCTATCCAAACAACAGAATGCGTATCTATGATAACAGTATTACACCAGAAACACCAAAATCACCCGATTTTAAGGTTTCAACTGTTTATTATCAGGTAGAAAACGGTCATGACCGTGATGGATTGGGTTCTGAAGAGAATTATTTCTGGAAAACAGCAAAAGAAAGGCAAAAAACATCAGATCGAAAGCCTTTTGAACCCGAATTGGGATAAATAATAACATTCTGTAAAAAGTGTCATAAATAAAACAGGAAAGTACCTGTATACATGGCAATAAATCGGATATCAAGGGCATTTAAGGACATAAGTTTGTCTTTTACCCCTCATCCTGTCACAAAAGACCTTACAATTCTCAAAAATGAGAATGCAATTAAGAAATCTGTAAGGAATTTAGTGCAAACAATTCCGACTGAGAGGTTTTTTAACTCTGCATTGGGATCTGAAGTACGTGATAGCCTATTTGACTTTGTAGATTTTGGTACTGCGTCTGTTATACAGAACCAAATTGAAATTACACTTGAAAATTTTGAACCTAGAATAGATAATGTAACAGTTGAGGTTGAACCTAGACCAGATTTAAACGAATTTGAGGTTACGGTGTTCTTTGATATTGTTGGACAGGAAATTCCTACACAAGAATTCACATTCATGCTCGAAGCAACAAGATAAATGCCTTTTACTAAGTTTACAAACCTCGATTTTGACCAAATCAAAACTTCAATCAAGGATTATATACGTGCAAACTCAGATTTTACTGATTTTGACTTTGAAGGATCAAATTTTTCAGTTTTAATCGATACTTTAGCATATAATACGTATATTACAGCATTTAACTCAAACATGATTGTAAATGAGTCGTTTTTAGACTCTGCTACAGTGCGTGAAAACGTTGTTTCACTTGCTCGAAACGTTGGATACGTACCAAGATCAAGAACTGCTGCTCAAGCTACCATATCTTTTGACGTTACTACAAGTGGAAACACACCAACACTGACTTTACAAGCAGGGTTAGTTTGTGTAGGCACAAGTAATGATACTTCTTATGTTTTTTCAATTCCAGAATCAATAACTTCAGTTACAAGTCAGTTAACTAATAGTGCAGGTAATATAATTTCAAGCACATCCTCATTTAATAATATAATTGTATATCAAGGAACTTACTTAACAAAAACCTTTACTGTTGATGGGTCACTTGATCAAAGATTTATTCTTGAAAACTCATTTATTGATACTTCAACCATAGTTGTTAAGGTGAGTGGTATTTCTGATACTACTGAGAGAGAATATCGTAAAGTTGATAATATATTAAACATAACTGATACTTCTGAAGTATACTTACTACAAGAAGTAACTGATGAAAGATATGAATTGCTTTTTGGTGACGGAATTTTTGGTAAAAAAATAGATAATGATGCTGTAATCACTGTTTCCTATATTGTCACAGATGGTGTAGAAGGTAACGGTGCAGCATCATTTAGTTATGCAGGTAGTGTTGTATCATCTTCAAATCAAATTCAATTACCATCAACTACACCAACTATTACGACTGTCTCATCGGCATCTAACGGAGGCAACATTGAGTCAATTGACTCAATCAAGTATTTTGCACCTAGGCTCTATTCATCGCAGTACAGGGCAGTTACAGCAAGGGATTATGAGTCAATAATCCAAACAATATATCCAAATACTGAGTCGGTGTCTGTTGTTGGTGGTGAAGAACTTGATCCACCTGAATTTGGAACAGTATCGATTACAATCAAACCAAAAAATGGTGAATTTGTATCGGATTTTGATAAAACACAAATTTTATCAAAATTAAAAAGTTACTCATTAACAGGTATCAATCAAAAAATCTTAGATCTTAAATTATTATACGTTGAGATTGATTCATTTGTATACTATGATCCTTCTAAAGTATCTACAGTATCTAATTTAAAAACTAAAATTATAAATGGGTTGACAACTTATAGTCAATCAACCGATCTTAACAAATTTGGTGGTAGATTTAAATATAGTAAAGTATTAAATGTAATTGATAACATTGATAATGCAATATCATCAAATATAAGTCGTGTTATTATAAGAAGAAATCTTAAAGCACTTACAAATCAATTTGTACAATATGAATTATGTTATGGTAATAGATTTCATATCAATCCTGAAGGAAGAAATATTAAGAGCAGTGGATTTATAATCCAAAATCAAACTGATACTGTATATTTCACAGATATACCAAATAAAAACACTGATGGCAGTTTAGACGGAAGTGGAAAGGGAGTTCTAGCTGTTGTTAAGGGTGATGGTAATCAACTAGTAGTATCATCTGCTGGAATTGTAGATTATGTTCATGGTGAAATAATTTTAAATACAATCAATATAACATCAACTGAAAAATCAAACAATATTATTGAAATTCAAGCATTTCCAGAATCAAATGATATTTTAAGTTTAAAGGACTTATATCTTACATTTGCGGTTGGTGATAGTGCCATAAATATGGTTAAAGACACTATTACATCTGGTGAGCAGATATCTGGTGTTGGTTATAAAGTTACTTCAAGTTATTCAAACGGAGCATTGACAAGAGGATAATATGATAACAACTGGAATTGATAAAAGAGTCAAAGTCCAACAGATAATTGAAAATCAAATTCCTGAATTTCTACTATCTGAAAGTCCAAAAGCAGTAGATTTTTTAAAACAATATTATATCTCTCAAGAATTTCAAGGGGGAGTGATTGATCTTACTGATAATTTAGATCAATACATAAAATTAGATAATTTAACACCAGAAGTTGTAGTAGGTGAAACAACACTAACAAGTGGTATTACAACAATTGCAACTACAGTAAACGTAAGTAGCACCAAGGGTTTTCCTAAAGAATATGGTCTATTTAAAATTAATGAAGAAGTAATTACATATACAGGATTGACCACTAATACATTTACTGGTTGTGTCAGAGGATTTAGTGGTATTACAACTTATCATGCAACGAATCAACCTAATGAACTTATATTTACCGACTCTACTGCCACAAATCACGAAACAGATGCAACAGTCATAAATCTTAGTGCATTATTTTTAAAAGAATTTTATAAAAAGACAAAATCAACATTAACACCTGGATTAGAAAATGTTGATTTTGTTAATAATTTGGATGTAAGTAATTTTATAAAAAATTCAAAATCATTATATCAATCAAAAGGAACTGAAGAATCGTTTAGAATTTTATTCAATGTTTTATATAATGAAACACCTAAAGTAATTGATTTAGAAGAATATCTTATAAAACCATCATCAGCAGAGTATATTAGAAGAGAGATAGTTCTTGCAGAAGCTATAGTGGGTGATCCTACAAAACTTCTTGGACAAACAATTATAAAATCCACTGATATTAATACAAGAGCTCCAATTGCAGCATCTGTATCAGAAATACAACCTTTTACTAGGAAGGGAAAAACATATTATAAATTAGGTTTATTTGTAGGTTTTAATGATAGGGATCTTATAGAAGGAACTTTCACAATACCAGGAATTACAAAATCAATAACTGATGTTTCTATAGGTTCAAGTGTTATAACAGTAGATTCCACAGTTGGTTTTGCAGCGACAGGATTTGTAGTATCAGGAATTAACACAAATATTTACTATGGTAGTAAATCTTTAAATCAATTTTTTGATTGTGAAAATATTATATCACCAATATCAACAACAGATGATATTAGATCTGATTTATTTTATTATGGATACGAAGATGCTGATTTAACTAAAAAAGTAGAGTTAAGATTAACTGGTGTACTATCAGAGTTTGAACCAATTTCTGATATTCGATTATTAAGTGAAGGTGAAAAAATAACAGTTAAAAATGTTGGTGAAAAGATAACTGATCCACTTTTAAACAAATCTAGAAAACAAATATTTGCAAATTCATGGATTTACAACACATCTTCAAGATTTCAAGTTAGTGGTATAAATGGAAATAATTTTGTATTATTTACAAAAGATATTGACAAGTCAAGTATTAAAGTTGGTGATGCAGTTCAAATACTTTTTAGAAATGAAGAAAATATAGCAGGAACAGGAGTTGTAAAAAGTGTTAGTCCATCTACAAAAACAATTGATTTAGATCCTTTAAGTAGTGTAAGTGGTGGATTATTTACTGTTGACCCAAATAGAGATTATGATATTAGAAGATCTATTAAAACAGCAAGTAGTTCTACAGTTGATGTTGAATTTGGAAATAACGTATTAACAGCAGATGTAACTAACGTCTATAATCAATTAGATGAAAACATGTATGTTGCGTCTAATTCATTACCATCCTATACAATTACCGCATCTATACCTCAATCGATTCTACCAAATGCAACTGGTAATGTTGATTTGCAAGGATATAATCCTAATACATTAAAATATAGTGTAATATCTTTTCCATCAAATGTAAATTTTATAACAGGTGATGAAATAACCTATACTGCTCAAGGAACTTTAATTCCAGGTTTGGTTGAAGGGTCATATTTTGTAGAAGTTTTAAGTTCTAAAAATCAAATTAGATTGTATAAATCTAGATCATTTATTCCAATAACAGATTTTGAAGAATTTGAATCTTTAGCTTTAAATACAGGGACACATACTTTTTCATTAATCGGAACTGTTAATCAAAAAATAAGTGCTCAAAGAATTTTAAGAGAATTTCCCTTAGAACCAAATATCGTAAATTCTAGTAATGAAAAAACTTTACCAGGAACAACAGGATTACTTATTAATGGTGTTGAAATATTAAATTATAAATCTAATGATAAAATATATTTTGGACCATTAGAGGATATAAAAGTATTAAATGGTGGTGCTAATTATGATGTGCTAGTCCCTCCAACTTTAGAAGTAGCTTTACCATCAACTGGAGGCACAAGAGCATTAGTCCAACCTGTTGTTATTGGAGAGGTAACAGATGTTCAGATAGATCCACAAGATTTTGATATACAAAAAGTTTTATCAGTAACTATTGAAGGAGGAAATGGATCTGGTGCAGTATTTGAACCAATATTATCAAAAAGAAAAAGAGAAATATCTTTTGATGGAAGATTAATTTCACAATCAGGTGGTATTGATAACGTTAATGAAACTTTAACATTTTTATCTGATCATCATATATCAAGTGGATTGCCATTAATTTATGACAAAAATGGTAATAATCCTTTAGGTGTAAGCACAGTTGGAAATGATGGAACATCGATTGTTGGACTTGGAACAACAACTTTAGTAGATAGTGCTACATATTATCCTTTAGTTATTAATTCAAATACTATAAAATTATTTCAAAACGTTAACGACTATAATACTGGAATTAATACCGTTGGTTTTACTACTTTCAATAAAGATGGAGTTCATAAATTTAAATTATTAAAAGAAGAAAATACACTCAAAAATATTAAAGTATTAGATGGTGGTAATAATTATCAAAATAGGCAACTTTTTGTAAAACCAACAGGGATTAATACAAGTAATCATACAATTAATTTTACCAATCATGGTTTTATAACTGGTGATAAAATAGTTTATTCTAACAATGTTGGATTGGGATCAACTCAACCACAACAAATAACTGGTTTAAGCACTTATACTGGAATTACAACTACATCAATTTTATATAATGTCGTTACCGTTGATGATAATTCATTTAGAATAACAAATGCAGGATTAGGTGGAACATCTCTTGATAATTATGAAAGATTAAACTACACAAAATTCTCAGATCAAGGAACTGGTTTTCAAGTTTTTAAATATCCAGATATAACATTAAATCTAAAATACGAACTAGCAAATACAGATGTTGGTGTCATAACAGCGACTCCTATCGTTAGAGGTTCAATTGAAGAGTTGTATCTATATGAAAGTGGAAGTAAATATGGTTCTGATATTTTAAATTTAGAAAAACCTGTAACTATTACTAAAAAGTTTGGTAAAGATGCAGAACTTAAACCTATAATTTCAAATGGCAAAATAAGTTACGTAGAAATTCAATCTAAAGGTCAAGATTATCAAACTGCACCAGATTTAGAAGTAGTTGGTATTGGTACTGGAATAGGTGCTAAATTAAGAGCAGTTGTTGAAAATGGAAAAATTGTAAATGTTATTATACTAGAAGGTGGATTACAATATGAAGAAAATACAACATCTATTTTAGTTAAACCACCAGGATCTGAATTAAAGGTTGATACATCAATAAGAAGTTTATTTACTAACTCTTTTGACAGATATGGAAGTGAAGCATTAGTTGAATCACAAGAAAAATTAAAATATACTTTAGTTGGATATTCTACACAAATTGGAAATGATGCTTTTGGTGATGATGGCATAGAACACTCACCTATAATTGGTTGGGCATATGATGGTAATCCAATTTATGGGCCATATGGATATAGTGATCCTTCTGACGAAAACTCTGCTATTAGACGTTTAGATTGTGGATATGAACTTGATACATCTAATATTATTGATAGACCATCAACATTTAGTTCAGGGTTCTTTATTGATGATTATGTTTTCACTAACGTTGGTGATTTAGATATTCATAATGGAAGATATGGTAGAACACCTGAATATCCAAAAGGAACATATGCATATTTTGTTGGTATAACTTCAATATCATTAGAACCAAAATTTCCATATTTTATTGGTAATACTTATAGATCAAATCCAGTTATTGATAATTATAAGTTAACACAAAAAGATTTTAATATTGAAGATTCAAATCTTATTAGAAATACTTATCCATATAAAGTTTCAGATCAATTTGCAGATAATGACTTTATTGTAGAATCAAATGAAATATCAACTCAAATTAGCATTGTTGACTCAACAACATTTGGATCAGTTGATTCACTTCAAATTGTTAATAGTGGTGATAATTATAAGGTTGGAAATTCTGTTATATTTGATAATACTAACACAGATGGTGGAGGATTAAGTGCCTCAGTTGATAGTGTTTTAGGAAAAGAAATAACATCAATTAACACTACTATAGACACATATGAGAATGTTGTTTTTATAGAAAATGAACTTGAACAAATTTCAGCATTTATTTCAACATCACCATCACTTAATAATGGTGATAATGTTGTAATATCTGGATTAAGCACAACTGAAATACCAGAACTCGTAGATTCATTTAATATAGGTATAGAAACTGCAAAAACAGTTGTATACAAAGAAATACCTAATTCAGCAACAACTGGTGTAGTAACTGATATTTACGTTTCAAATATTCCTAGTTTAATATCAATAGGAAGTAGTATTGGTATAGGAACAGAAAAATTAAAAGTGTTAAACACATTTGATCAAAATAATATTTTAAGAGTAAAAAGAGGTGCTGTATCTGGAGTTCATACAGTCGGAACAATCTTAAATTTAATACCAAATACATTTAATTTACAATTATCATTAGGAACAACTAGTATTAATTCAAAATTAAATGATGAAATATTTTTTAATCCACATGAATCAATTGGTGTAGGAACTGTAGTAGGTTTAGGTTCAACTGCATTTTCAACACTTGGGGATGTTAAAAAGATAGTTTCAACTCCAACTCATAGTATTTTCCTACCTAATCATCCATTTGAAACAAATCAAAGAGTAACGTTAACTAAACCTGCTGCTGGTTATGGGATAACAGTTTCAAAAGATGATGGCTTAACTAATTTTACAATACCTAAGAATGGAACTACAGAAGAAGATGTCTTTATAATTAGAAAATCAAAGGATTATGTTGGAATAGTTACTCAAGTTGGGTTAACAACAAGCAGTATTGGATTAGCTTTCTTTGGGGATACTAAAGTTGGTTCTAGTAGTTTTGAATATAGTTTAAAATCAAATTTTGAACAGATTACTGGAAAACTTCAAAGAATACATGCACAAGTTTCAGTATCAACAGCTCACAATTTAACTGATAATGAAATTGTCAATTTAAACGTAGTTCCAAATCAATCTGTAGGTATTGGAACATCAACCTTTATTAATGTAAAATATGATGAATTAAATAATAGAATCTTAATAAATCCAATATCATGCTCATCTAGTGGAGTCACGACATCAACTAATCAATTTAATATTACCTCACATGATTTAGAAACTGGAGATAAAGTTTATTACATTTCAACTTCTGTATCTGAAGGTCTTATAAATCAAGAATCTTACTATGTCTATAAAATAGATGATGATAATTTTAAATTAGGAGAAACTGCGATAGATGTCTTGTTTGATCCAATAAAAACTATTGAATTAAGTTCAACAGGAAATAATCATGAATTCTCCTTAATAAATCCAAAAATAAATGTTGTTAAAAATAATAATTTAGTTTTTGGTGTTGGTCATTCTTCCCTAGAAGGTTTTAATTTTAAATTATATCACGATAAAGATTTTAAAAATGAATTTGTTTCAACTGGAACAACTAACACATTCCAAGTAACTGGTATTGGAACAGTAGGTATTGGTATTACAAGTATTAATAAACCTGATGATGCAACTGTAACTCTTAACTTCTATGAAGACAATCCAAATATTTTATTTTATAATGTACAAAAAAGTGGTTATATAAGCACCTCTGATACGGAAGTTATCGACTATTCAAAAATTAAATATCAGGACAGTATATACAGTGGTGAGTATAATATTTTCAACACCACTTCTGTAGTCGATGCTTCTATAGCAAGCACTTCTTTTAGTATTTCTTTATTAGAAGTTCCAGAAACCACAACGTATAATCAATCAAATACTAGTGTGTTAAAATATTCAACAAAATCTTTAACAGCGAGTGGTTCAATTAATGATGTTAAAATTAATTATGGTGGACTTGGATATAAAAGTTTACCATCTTTTGTAAGTATTGCATCAACTCAAGGAGTAAATGCTAGTTTGCTACCTGATTCAAATACTATAAATCGTATTAATAGTGTTAGAATATTAAATCCAGGTTTTGAATATTCTTCAGACAACACTTTGAAACCAGAAGCTTTTGTATCACCCGTTATATCAATAATAGATTCAAATACAATAACAAATGTTGAAGTTGTTTCTGGAGGAAAAAATTATACATCTGAACCAGATTTGGTCATTGTTAATCCTGATACTGGACTACAAGATACAACAGGATCAGTTGAAGCGACAATAAATGGAAGTTCTATAGTCGATGCTTCAATCATTGTACCTTCAAGAGGTTTAAAATCGGTTACTCATGAAATATTCGCACTTAATAACAGTAATGGAGCAGCTATAAAAACAGTTGAATTTAATTCAGCAACAGGTATTGTAACTTGTACTTTAGTAACACCAATATTAGGTTTTAGCACTGCACCATTTTCTGTCGGTGAGGAAATATTTGTTGAAGGTATACAACAATATACACATTCTACTTTAACAGAAGGTGATGGATTTAATTCTAATGATAATGGATTTAAATTTTTTAAAGTCACCTCAATGGTGAATAATAATCCAGCAACTGTTGAATTTGACATATCAACATTTACAAATAACGCTGGAATTGCAAAAACAGATCAAAATTCATTTGCACAAATTATAAGTAAAGATGATTATCCAGTTTTTGCAGTAACACAAAAAATATTTAATTTTGCAGTTGGTGAAAAAATATCTGCATTTATTGGAGATGCTTTTACTCCAGTTGAATTATCAATATCAGAATCTACTGACGAATTTATAAAAATTGTTGAAGATCAACCTGGTGCATTTGATTTAACCGCAGGTCAAAGAATAAGAGGAGCAAATAGTGGTAATATAGCTACAATAAATCAAATATCCAAAAATAAAGGACGATTTAAAGTTAATTATTCCTTAAAAGAGAATCAAGGATGGAGAAATGATATAGGTAAATTAAATCAAGATTATCAAGTGCTACCAGATAATGATTATTATCAAAATTTATCGTATACTGTTAAAAGTTCAATAACATTTGAAGATTTAATAAATCCTGTAAATCGACTTTTACATACAAGCGGTTTAAAGAATTTTGCTGATGTGGGTATTCAATCTTCGACTAGTGCAGGTATTACAACATCAACTTTTCTTGATACAGTCGCACTTGATATTATTGATCAAAAACGTGTTGATACAATTAATAACTTTGATTTTGCTTTAGATATTGATACTGTTAATAACAAATCTAAATTCTTAAAATTAAAAAATACAAAATTATCACCTTATATTGAATGTAGATCGAATCGTGTGTTAGAGATAGATGATATTAGTCCTTTATTTTCTAATACATCAACTACTTTAACTAAGTTTTTGGATATACCAATAAACACAAATTATGCAAAATATTTAATTCAAGTAAGAAATCCATTTAATAAAAATGTTCAATTATCTGATATTGTTTTATTTAAAGATGAAAATGATGTATTCACAGCAGAAAAAACATCTGTTCATAATACTGCCTCAGATTTAGGTGACATTGAGTTTCAAATGGATTCTGCAGGTTTGATAAGTTTGATATTTACACCTGATGATGCTGATAACAACGATTATGATATTAAAATATTTCAAAATACATTCAATACTGATTTAGCTGGAATTGGAACACAAACAGTTGGATTTGTTAATTTAGTAGGTAGTAACAAAATAGTATCTACCGCATCTACTTCAGAAATAATTTCTGGAAACACTGGAAATATAGATGCATTTTTCGTATCTGCAGAAGTAAAAGATCCTACAACAACTGAAACAAATTTTGTTGAATTATATGCTACTCATGATGGTACAAATACATTTTTATCTGAATTTTTCACTGATTCAGAGGATTCTGCCATATCTAATTTTATAGGTAGTTTTACATCAGGAATATCAACAGGAGTATTTTCATTAAGTTTTGAAAATGATGAGGCAAATGAAGTATTTGTTAGATCATCTATTATTGGTATTGGTACAACTGCTGTTGGAATAAGCACATATAGATTTAAATCCACAGGTCAGATAGATGGAACTGAAAAAACTGTTAGATTTGAATCAAATTATGTAAATGTATCTGCTGCCACAACTATATCAACATTCTTACATGAAGAGATTTCAAGTTTTAAGAGTATAGTTAGGGTTTCAAGTGGTTCAACAAGTGCATTACATCAAGTATTAGTAGCACATAATGAAACTGATACTCATACTACTCAATATCCATTTTTATCAATTGGAAGCACATCTGGCATAGGTACTTTCTCATCTTCATTAGTTGGAAATGATTTGAATTTTAATTTTCATCCAGATCCAGAATATACTGGTGGAACAAATAGTGTTCAAGTTCAAGTTTTAAGTAAAGCATTCTATACAGATATTGATTTATTAAATATTCCACTTGATTTACAATATGGAACTGTTACTGAATCATTATCTCTTGCACAATATGATGCAATTAATGGATCAAGATCTAATAAGACAAACTTTGTATTACAAAGCAATACTATACCAATATTTGAGAAAAAATTTAATCCAGCAACAGCTTTAAATTTAGGAACTGGAGAATTTACTGTTATTGATCATTTCTTTGAGAGTGGTGAAAAAATAATATATTCACCAGGTTCTACGTTCACTGGTGCAACAGTCACAGGTATTGCAACTGCAGGTGGAACTTTAGCATCAGGCACTGAGTTGTTTGCAATTAAAAAACCACAGAATAAAGACATATTCCAAGTTGCAAAAACTCGTGCTGACGCACTTGCTAACATACCATTAATATTTACAAGTGCTGGTGCAGGTAATTATCATGAATTTGAGATGTCTAAAAAGAATGAAAAAGCACTCATATCTATTGATGGTGTTATACAATCACCTATTGCATTTACTCCAATATCAACCACTCTAGAGTTTAATATTACAGACAGTCAAACTTTATTCAGTGTTGCAGGTATTTCTTCAATAACAACTGGAGATACAATAAAAATTAATGAAGAATATATGGAAATTACAAATGTTGGTTTAGGAACAACATCTGTAGGACCTATAACAGAAACAGGAAATGTTAATATAATTGAAGTAAATAGAGGATATATTGGATCTGCTGCTACTAATCATAGTGCAAGTGATGTAACAAGATTATATTCTGGAAGTTACAATATTGTTGACAGTAGAGTTCATTTTACAGAAGCACCTAGAGGAACAAATCAAAGTGGTAGAACTCCATCAAATCTAGATCCTACAAGATCAACATTTAATGGTAGAGTTTTCTTAAGAAAAGATTACACAAAAAATATTATATTTGATGATATATCTGATAGTTTCAACGGAATTGATCAATCATATAGGGTCAAAGTTGAAGGAGCAGATACTGTAGGAGTCAATACTGGTAGTAGTATTTTACTTTTAAATGGTATATTCCAAACTCCAACAACATTTAATAATTTAGGTAATAATTATAACTTCAGTGAAGTAGGTGGAACAGCAACAAATGTGATATTCACAGGAATTACTTCTTCAAATGGTAGTTTGATTGTAAGTGATAGTGATGTAAATCAAAACCAATTACCAAGAGGTGGTGTAATTGTATCATTAGGTTCAACAGGTGGACTTGGGGTTGCACCATTAGTTGGAGCAAAAGTTGTACCAAATGTTGGTGCAGGAGGAAGCACTATTGCAGGTGTGGTAGGAGTTGCAACCACGGGAAGTTCATACGGTATAAGCACTGCATCATATAATAATATTACTGGTGAACTACAGGTTACAACTTCAAGTAATCATGATTTTGGTAATATAAACGAATTTGTAAGATTAGATGGATTAACATTTAACCCTGCTCTAACAATTTCAAACGATAGATCATTTGGAATAACTGGTATATTGTCTGCAACTACATTCAGTGTAAGTATAGGTGCAAGTAATCAAAGTCATGCATATGTTGGATCTGGGACTGCTTTTGAATATCTTCATGATTTAACTTTTGGTTCTGGTTATAGGAATCCTGTATCAGTTGCTGTTACTGATTTAAATGGAACTGGTTCAGGTGCTGATATTTCTGCTGTAGCAGGAGATGGTGGAGTATTATCATTCACAATTAACAATAATGGAACAGGTTATACTAAACCTCAAATTCAGGTTTCATCTCCATCATACTCTAATTTATCTGTTACTGGAGTCTCTAGAAGAGGTATTGGAAATACCACAGATACTGGAAATGGCGCACTTCTAACAATAGATGTTGGTGCTGCTAATACTTCGGTTGGTATCGGTTCAACTTTATTTACAGTTACTAACTTTGTATTAGAAAATAATGGATATAATTTTAAAGTAGGTGATGTATTCAAACCTGTTGGATTGGTGACATCTATTGGTGTTACAACCATGACAGATTTTAATCTTACTGTTTTAGAAATATTTAATGATCAATATTCTTCATGGAATTTTGGACAGTTTGACTTCATAGATTCAATTAAAGATCTTCAAGATGGTTCAAGAACTAGATTCCCAATAATATACAATTCTAATTTGTTAAGTTTTGAAATAGATGAAAATAATGCAGAATCATCACTAATTAATCTTGATGCGTTACTTTTAATATTCATTAATGGTGTTGTTCAAAATCCTGGTGAAGCCTATACATTTGATGGTGGTACATCATTTACATTTGCACAACCACCAGATGCATCAGATGTAATAGATATATTTTTCTATAAAGGAACAGAAGGAGTAGATGCTGTACAAGTTTCAGCAGGTTCATCTGTATCACCCACGATTAAAGTTGGTGATTCTGTTCAGGTAATTAAAAATTCAGGAATTACAACAACACAAAAGTCAAGAATAATTTATAGTATTAATTCTTCAGATGAAGTTGAAACAAATTTATATAATGGTATTGGTATTGATGAAAGAAACTTCAAACCATTTAATTGGTCTAAACAAAAAATTGATAAGAAGATAAATGGTGAATTGGTATTTAAAACAAGAGATTCAATTGAACCATTAGTTTATCCAACTGCTAAAGTTATATCAGATGTTGGTATTGGAGATACTATATTATATCTTGATAATGCATCATTCTTTAACTATGAGGAAGATTTCTCAAGTTTAAATATAGGTGCAGTTGGTGGATTAATTATTGAATCAACTGATTTAGTTGCTGCTGGTTTAACAGCAATTGTATCTGCTGCTGGTACAATTCAATCATTAGATATTACAAATTCTGGTAATGGTTATGTTGGCTCTGCAGTCACTGTTTCAATCTCAGCACCTGCAACAAATAATTACTATGCTATTACTACATCTACTACACCACCTGTTGGATTGGCAACAGCAAGTGCTACAGTTTCAATATCTGGTGGTCGTCTAAATACAGTTACGATCACTAATCCTGGTTTTGGATATACTCAAACAAAACCACCTCAAGTTCTTGCTCCTTCACCTTCCTTAAATAAAGAAGATGTTGATTTAATAACCACAATTGAAGGATTTGATGGTGATATTATTGGTATAGCGGTAACTGATGGTGTTGGAGGTAATCCTCTTGCACTTGAATTTAAATTAAATGCAGATTTAGGATCAGGTTCTGGAAATCCATCTGCAACTCTGACTGATTTAAAAGTTGGATATCCAATTTATATCTTTGATACTCAGGTTGGACATGGTGTAACTTCTGTTTATAGTGATGGTGCAGTTGTTTCCACAGGAACGACTTGCGTTGATAACATCTATTTTGTAGATCAATTTAATGCAGGAGTTGGTATTATAACATGTAATATTATGACTGGAGTAAATACTACTGGTATAGATACTTCTGTTGGTCTTGGAACTGCAATTGGTGGATTCTCATGGGGTCGATTAACAAACTTTAATAGGTCTGCGAATCCTATATCCATAGGGGTCACAGGTAAAACACATTACTCTGGTATTTCAAGTTATCCAACTATCCAGAGGAGAGATTTTGGACTTAGAGACAGCGGTGCTTTAAGAAAGGATCTTGGCTAGTATAAATATAGGAAAAAGCTGATAATATGGCTGCTATTGTAACTGATCAATTTAGAATTCTAAATGCAAATAATTTTGTAGAGACAATAGATGACTCTACAAATTCATATTATGTTGTCGTTGGACTCGTTAATCCAACTTCACCTGTGGTGGGTTTTGGTAGAAGTTCAGATTGGAATACGGAAACTCCCAACCCAATAGATAATTTTAATTACACTAATCATGTTGGTGATACTACAATTTTTGGAAAAAAGGTAACATCAGATAATATAAGAAGGTTAATAAACAGAAGAAATTGGACTCAAGGAACAAAATATGAGATGTATCGTCATGACTATAGTTTGAAAAGTCCATCACCTGTTACAGGTTCTTCAAGATTATATGATTCAAGTTATTATGTAATGAATCAAAATTTTGATGTATATATTTGTATTGATAATGGTTCAAGTGGAATTAGTACAACAGGTAACGCATCACAAGATGAACCATTATTTACAGATCTTGAACCATCTAGAGCAGGTGAAAGTGGTGATGGTTATATTTGGAAATACTTATTTACAGTACCACCAAGTGATATAATTAAATTTGATTCTACTGAATATATTTCAGTACCTAGTAATTGGCCAACTGCGACAACTACACAAATACAGTCAGTTAGAGAGAATGGTGATTCAACTGTAAATAATAATCAAATAAGAAAAGTATACATTGATAAGCAAGGATTTGGTTATACCCAAAATCAATCTGGAGTTGAAGTTAATATTATTGGAGATGGAACTGGAGCTAAAGTTGTTATTGATACTGACAGTCAAGGTAAAATAACAAAAACCAATGTTTCATCAGGTGGTCAAGGATATACTTATGGTATGGTTGATCTCGGAAGTTTAGGTAGTCCAACAACAAGAGCAAAATTAGTTCCAATCATACCCCCATCTAGAGGACATGGATTTGATTTGTATAAAGAATTAGGAACTGATAAATTATTAGTTTATGCTAGATTCGATGATTCTACAAAAGATTTTCCAACTGATACAAAATTTGCTCAAATAAGTATCATAAAAAATCCCACATCAATAGGATCAACCTCAACTTTTACTGAAAATCAATTTTCTTCCGTAAATGCAATTAAAGTTATTTCACCAACAGGGACACCTGTTATAGGTGAAAAAATAGAACAAACAGTAACTGATGGAACTGCATTAGGTTATATTGTCTCTTACGATACCGATACTAATGTTATCAAATATTATCAAGATAGATCTTTAGTATTCAATCAAACAACAGGAGACCAAACGGATTATGTTGGTGTTACTACAAACTCTAGAATGTTAAACTTTGCCTCTAGTGCTGATAAAATTATTGCTCCAACAAGTGGTTTTTCTGCATCAGTAGATCAAAACTTCAGTGGAATTAGTACAAATCCTACTGGAAATAAAGTTATTTCATTAGGAGTTAATTTCACAGATGGTCTTGCTAATCCTGAGATAAATAAAAAGTCGGGTGAAGTAATTTACTTAGATAATAGACCTTTAATCACTAGAAACTCTAGACAAAAAGAAGACATCAAAATCATCTTGGAATTTTAAGAAATGGCACAAAAAACGAATTTAAATATAAGTCCTTACTATGATGATTTTGATCC